TACAAACAGAAGTTGCAAAAATGTTAGTAGATAATAGAAATGCGATAACGCCTTTAAATCCTTATGAGCTGTTATCTAAGTGGGATAAAATTAGAAAAATAGAATAATTTTTATTACACCTAACGAGTTACGGCTATGAAGCGTTGCCGATTAAAACGCTATAACTTTCAAATTAGAAACAAAATGAGTAAACACAACATTAGTAAATGGCAAGACGAAAACGGTAATGATTTTATAGCCGATGTTAGCAGTAGTAATATAGCTAAGCAAAAAGGTGTTTTAATAGTAAGTAGACAGTTGATTATGGAAGCTGACTTAAATACACTAAAAGTAATTTTTTCAAACTTTATACCAATAGATGCAGATAGAGACCATAGCATAAACTATTGGGATAGCATAAAATATTACGGAATAAGCGAACACTTTGAAGAAGTTGAAGAAGCTTGTATTGCTCCGAGTTATGAAATGGTGTTAACAAGAAATGAAAAAGGCGAGGTAAAGTTTGAAAAAATGGTTAAGCTATAATATTACTGCTAACTACTTATATAACACACTAAAGTGTTCAAAACCTTAAATATCAACAAATTAAAAAACTCTAAAATAATTTCATAAAATTAATGAACATCCCTACCGAAATACAAAACTCAATACCATTTACATACGCAGCAGATGTAAAGTCTGGGAAAATAGTTACAGGTTTGCGTATAAAACAGGCAGTAGATCGGTTTTATAAATTAATAGAAGCAGCAGATAAAAAAGGCTACTGGCTAGATCATAAAAAAGGCTTTGCAGTTATTCGTTTTTTTGAAAAAATACTAAAACATACCAAAGGGAAGTCTGCGGGTCTACCATTTATATTATCTCCTTTTCAACAATTTCGGTTTTACAATACTTATGCATGGCAAACAAAAAATGAATCTGGAGAAACTATCCGGTTAATCAGAAATGTCTATGTAAAAATTGGTAAAAAAAATGGCAAAACAGCAGAAGAAGCAGGAGATGGTTTGTATATCATGTCTTTTGACAATGAAGAAGGAGCAGAAGTTTATATTGGAGCAACTAAAGAAGATCAGGCAAAATTATGTTTTAACCAGGCAGCAGATTTTGTAAAAGCAATCCCAGTTTTACGGCATTTAGGCTTTAGGACCTATCAAAAAGAAATAAAATTTTTACCAAAGAAAGCTTTTATGAAGCCTCTAGGAGGAGATTCAAAAACACAAGATGGTATTAACAGTCATAAATCTACGTTAGATGAATACCATGCACACAAAGATGATTCCGTAAAAGAAAATCTGGAATCTTCTTCAGCGTCAAGATTGCAACCATTAACAACTACTATAACTACCGCAGGAACAAATGTGCATGGTGTTTGTAAAAATTTTGAAGATAGCTGCATTAATATATTAGAAGGCGTAGCAGAAGATGACACATTTTTAATTATGATTCATGATTTAGACGAATCAGACGACTGGCAAGACCCAGTAAATTGGATTAAGGCTAATCCAAACTTAGGAGTAACAGTTTCTATGGATTTTTTGCTAAAAGAATATCAAAAAACAGTCAATCAGCCCAGTAAAATACCCAACTTTCAAACAAAACATTTAAATATGTGGGTAGATACGCCAGAAGTTTGGATAGAAACTCAGTATTGGAATGCTTGTATGAAGCCTATACAATATGAAAATTTTGCAAGATTAGGCAATTGTGGAGCATTAGATTTAAGCTCTACTACAGATTTAACGGCTTTTGCAGTTATTTCTGAACCAGACGAAGAAGGTTTTAGAGATTTAGATGTTTGGTGTTTTTGTCCGTTAGATACTATAGAAAAAAGAAGCAAAGAAGATAGGGTGCCTTATAAATATTGGGCCAACTTAAAAAGAGACAATGCAATAAATAATAAAGATACCTATTTAATTGCCACTCCTGGTAATATGGTAGACTACAATGTTGTGTTTAATAAAGTAGTAGAAATAACGTCAGAACGTAAAACAACTCATGTAGAATATGACAGAAAGTTTTCAGCAGGTTTAATAACCCCGTTACTAGAAGCCGGGGTAGAACTTTCTCCATTTACACAAACTTTAATGAATTATACAAGTCCAACCAAGGAGTTTGAACGTTTAATTAGATCTGCAAAACTTAGAACAGGAAACAACCCTATTTTAAAATGGATGCTTTCAGGTTGTGTGCCTATTTATGACACCAATGAAAATGTAAGAATAGACAAATCTAGATCTACCAAAAGAATAGATGGTATTATTGCCTCTATTATGGCATTGGCTGGCACCTTGTCTGAAGAAACAGAAAGTAATCAAAGTAAATATAACGATCCAAGTGTAGAAATAACCTTTTAAAAACTTAAAAATTAAATGCAACAAACACATCAACAATTTGTTAATTCTTTAGATGCTTATATACTTAAGCTGGCGCAAAAAATTGGAACCCATAAAGGCTTTTTTGAGTATTGGTTTAAAATTTTACCTCTTTGCAAAAATTACAAAGCAGCATTTGATATTGTTAATTTTCTTCATTTTAAAATATTTGGTGTAGAAAAATACACCTCTTACAGTTCGTTTCACAATCAAAAAACAAGATATTTAAAAACACTTAAAAATGGATAGCATACAAGATAAAAAAACAGTAGCAGTTATACATGCTTTTACAACAATGCATAAAAAAACAGTGCCAAGTATAAAAAAACAACTAGAAAGTGATCATAATATCTCTCTTTTAGAATCTACAATTAACACAATTTTAAATAAGTATTTAAAACAAAAAATTATCAATGGAGGATTTTAAATTATACCTAATTATACTAATATCATTTGCAGTTTTATTTTGTACCAGTTTACTATTAGAGTTGCATATATTTCAAAACTATGCCAGGCAATCTTTAGTAATATGCTTAATGTTAGTAGAGCTTTTTTTTAGCTTTTTAATATTTAAAGATCAACTAAATAAAAAGGGGTAACGGAACTCGTATAATAAAAGTTAAAGATGAAGTTAATAAAACATTATAGTAAAGAGGGTAATTGTAATTTTATAGGATTTATGGAAAGTACAGGTATAGCTTACGCAAGAGCATATACTTTTGACGATGACAAAATGACTTTTTATTTAGATAATCTATCTGTTAATTTAGATTTTAGGAATAACGGACTTGGTACAATGCTACAAGAAAAAAGGGAGCAAATTGCTAAAGAAAAAGGGTATAAATACACCATGCTTTGGGTTAAGAAAGGAACTTGGATGCGTAAGTGGTATAAAAGGCGGGGATATAAATATTATAAGCCTTACAAAAAAGAGAATGGTGTTTGGTTAAGAAAGACGCTTTAATTTTTTTTATATATTGTTATTTACCGCAGGGAACTGCTTAAAATTTTTATTATGAATATAGAAACACATCAAAAAGAGGTTGAAAAACTTAAAAAAATAGAACTGCAATTAGCAAAACTAATCGCTGATACAAATAATAATCAATTAATGGATAAGTTCTCCGAGTTTGCAGACCAAAGAATAGTATGCAACAAAGGTTTTGCGGACTATGTAGAGGAAATTTTAAGTTGTAAATAAGAGTTGGTGTATGAAAAGTAAAAGATAATTAACAATAAACTTAATAGATATGAGAAAATTTAGATTAGTGCAGTTTTTGACAGGTGTTCATGCTATACACCATTTACAATATAGCTACGGATATAAGTTGCCATTTATAAAAATAGGATGGTTTAAAAATCATGGATGGAAAAACTTTAGTAAGGGTAATTATAAAACTAAAGATGGCAACGATTTGAAAGGTTATCATAACTGCACTTTAACGGGTACTTATTAAATGGGCAAAAGCCTTTTATTTTTTATATACATTGTTGTGCTTAACGAAGTGGCGTTTTAATGAAGCACAACTTTAGTATATATGAAAAGTTGAGATATAAAAAATCTAAACCCCCCGAATTCGGGGTAATTAAAATAAATAAACAATAACCTTTAAGAAAGCCATAACTAGCAATTTTTTATATATGCTGTTATGCAAACGTAAAAATTATGAAACGATTAGTAATAAAAATAGTATTAGTTATAGGTGGTATTGCACTTTTAAGTTACGGAATGCAAAAAGGGATGGAATTTGATAGATTATTAACTGTCTTTTTGGGTGGTTCTTTAATTGGTTTGGCAGCAAGAACATAATTTTTATTGTGCCTAACTTAGTGTTTATTAAACGTTGCTAAATGATACTAAAAATTAATAAATAATTACAAAAAACAAAAAAAGCGTTGGTAAAATGACTGACGTAGGAAGACAAAATATATATTATGCCTACTGTAAAATACTTAATAAAAGGAAATAAAAACCCGACAACTATTTATGTGCGCTTTAGACATGGGAAACTTTATGATTTCACAAAAAGCACATCTTTATTGGTTTCTCCTTTTGATTGGAGTGTAAAAAAAGGCTTTGTAAAATTTAATAAAAATCTATCTTTAAATAATATTTTAAGTTTATTAAGGCAGGAAATAATATCAAGTTACAATAGGTCTGTTTCTGTAGATTTAAAAATAGATGCTAATTGGTTTTCGGAAGTTTTAGAAAGGTTTTTTAAAACTAATTTAAGTGTTTTAGAAAAGATAGAAAAACGCAATAAAAGCATTAAGGATTTAAAAGATGTATTGGATTTAAATGTAAAAAAATATAAACCTTATAAGCCAGTTGTGTATTTTTTAGTTAGTGGATTAGATGTGGTTTATGTTGGTAAAACAATTTCATTACCTAGTAGAATTGATAGTCATTTATCTGATGTTTCTAAAACGTTTGATGAAATTCTTTATGTAGAATTATTAGAAGATCAGTTAAATGAAATAGAACAAAAATTAATAAGGTTTTATAAACCAAAATATAATATACAATTTAATTAAAAATAGAAATTATGAATAAACAAAAAGAAGTGTTTAAACAAAAACAAGATGTTTTAAGTGAAATTAACAGATTGGAAAAAGTTTTTGAAGATGGCGGAAGTGTCATTTCTTCTTATCCAGAAGAAATTGAATTTTCTAAAGAAACTCAAACCCAATTCGAATCTAAAGGGTTTTGTGTAGAAGATAAAGATGTTTCTGGTGTGACTTATACTGTAATTAGTAAAAGTATTGATTAGGGATTGAGTAAGAAGGTGTTGAAGGTTTTTTGTTTTTCTTGGCGGTTAAATAAAAAGCTTTTTAAAAAAGCGATAACCTTGGCAATGTTTTATAAACGTAGTTATATGGCGAAGCGGACAGTTATTTAAAATTTTATTATATGAAAAAAGTAAGTTTTGATTTTGATAGTACACTAGACAAAGTAAGTGTACAAAAATACGCTTTAGATTTGATTAATAAAGGCTTTGAAGTGTGGATCTGTACTAGCCGACTTGCGCCTGAAAACGCAAACGAAGGGTGGAATGATGATCTGTTTTTAGTTAGTGATAAACTAGGTGTTGAAAGAGGTAATATAATATTTACTAATTACGAGGATAAAAGCGACCACCTAAACGAAAAAGGCTTTATTTGGCACTTAGACGATGATTGGATAGAACTAAATCAAATTAATAAAAAAACAGATTTAAAGGGAGTAAGCGTATTTGGTAATAATAAATGGAAAAGTAAGTGTAATAAAATTTTAAATAATTGCATATAACGCATTGTGTATGGTGCGTATGCCGATAGGCTATGCAATATACACGTTGTTAGGCTTAGTTTTTTAAAAAGGGCGTTGCTGACGCAGGAAGCAAAATATAGATAAAGATGAGCAAAAATATAGAATTAGATAAATTTTACACACCTAAAGAAACTGTAAAAAGATGTATTGATATTTTCTTTAGCATGGTAGATGTTGAAAATATTACAGAAGTAGTTGAGCCAAGTGCTGGAAACGGTGCTTTTAGTCTAGAATTAGATTGTATTGCATACGATTTAGAACCCGAACACGAAAGCATAATTAAACAAGACTTTCTTAAATTAGATTTGCCTTACAAACAAGGCAGGGCAATAATAGGAAACCCGCCTTTTGGCAATAGAAATAATCTTGCTTTAAAGTTCTTTAAAAAAAGCATTAAAAGTTGTGATTATATTGGTTTTATACTACCAATAAGCCAACTAAATAATATTGATAGTTTCTATGAATTTGATTTAATAAGTAGCCACGATTTAGGTGTTTTAAAATATAGCGGAATGAAAGTGCATTGTTGTTTTAATGTTTACGAAAGACCAGAAGTATTAAATAAAAAACCAAGATTAAAAAGTGATTTATTTAGTTTACACAGAACTAATAGAGATAATTTTGAAAACACAAAAGCAGATTTTATAATATGTAAAAGAGGTAGTGTAGG